GAAGCGGACGCTGAAGAGCGCCTGTAACTCGTAGTGAAGGGGAAGGATAATGGCCACCATCAAAGTCAAAGCCGAATCGGCATTGGTCGAGGCGCATATCACTGCTCTTAGTAGGCTGAAGGGCAGAAGAGTAGAAGTCGGCTGGTTTGATGATACTTATCCTTCCGGTAAATCTGTTTCAGCGGTTATGATGATTAATGAATACGGAGCAGTCCTTAATCGAAATGGTAAACTCACAGTAATTCCGGCACGTCCTTGGCTGAGATACGCGCAAGAAAATTTTCGCAACAAACGAAAAGATGTTGAGGACAGGGTTTTTTCGAGATTGCATGAGAGACAAATACCGCCAAGAGAGGCGATGCTACAAATTGGCCAAGCAATTAAAAGGTCGATTGTTAGTAGCATTAAAAATGGCCCATGGGCCCCGAACTCACCTTATACTGTCGCTAGGAAAGGATCTGATAAGCCTCTCATAGACACAGGGCAAGCGATTTCTACTGTCGATATCAGAATCATCTAATTGAATCGGAGTACATTATGATCAGCATGAGCCGCTACATCAAGATCGTCTCTGGCGTAGGAGCAGGCGCGGCTGTCGCACAACGCCAGCTGATCCTCCGTTTGATTACGCAGAATAACGTCTTGCCCCCTGGGATTGTATTTGAATCCCAAAATTCGGACGCGGTTGGCGCGTATTTCGGTATGGCGTCGGAAGAATACAAACGAGCGCTTGCGTACTTCAGCTTCGTTAGCAAACAGATTACTTCGCCGCCGCTTATCAGTTTCGCGCGATGGGTCAATCAAGCAATCGCTCCGATGGTCATTGGAGATACAACTCCAAAGGTTCTGTCTCAATTTACCGCTATAACAGCCGGCACGGTGACTATCAATAGCGGCGGAACGGCCATTCCAGTTGGTTCGGTTGATTTTGCATCCGCAACATCTTTGACGCAATGTGCTTCGATTCTTCAGACAGCTATCAGATTAGAGACTGATCCCCAGCTTGTGACGGCGACGGTAACTTTTAATACCAATACGAATCAATTCAATCTTACTGGATCGACAACTGGTTCAGGTACGCTGACCGTAACTCCGACTAACGCTTCACAGGACATTTCTGCGTTGCTTGGATGGGGAACCGGCGGAACGGTTTATGTTTCAGGTCAGGCAGCAGATACGGCTGATCTTGCGATTGCCAAGAGCGCCAATATCAGTAACAACTTCGGTTCGTTCGTGTATTGCACCGCCAGCCCGCCGATGGCTAATGCTGATATTGAAGCAGTCGCGGCTTGGAATGATGGCCAGAACAACCTGTATCAGTATCAAGTTGCTACGACTCTCGGCAACTTGCAGACTTTGTACCAATTGGTCGGCGGATATTCTGGCACCGGTCTGAATATTCTTTCCACGACTGCGCCGAACGATTATGTTGAACAATGCGCGTGCGAAATCCTTGCGGCGACTAATTACAATAACGTAAATGCCGCACAGAACTATATGTTCTATCAGTTCCCGAAGCGCAATCAGACCGTTAACGATGATAACACTGCGGACATCGTCGATCAGTCTCGCGGGAATTACATCGGCGTTACGCAATCGGCTGGTCAACTTCTCGCTTTCTATCAGCGAGGCATCCTCTGCGGCGGATCGCAAGCCGCAGTCGATATGAATATCTATGCGAATGAACAATGGCTGAAAGCGGTTATCTCGGCACAATTTATCAGCCTGTTCTTGAATGTTCCAAGAGTTCCGGCGAATCCGACCGGCCAAGCAATGATGCTTGCGATTCTACAGCCGATCATCGACCAAGCCAAGGTCAATGGAGTTATTTCCATCGGTAAAGTTCTGACTCCGGTTCAACAGGTATTCATCACACAAGTGACCGGAGATCAGAACGCCTGGAGGCAAGTTCAAACGCTCGGCTACTGGGTGAATATTACGTTCAGTAGCTATGTGAATGTGAACACCGAGTTGACGGAATGGCAAGCTAATTATCAACTCGTCTACGCGAAAGATGATGCTATCCGGTTCGTGAATGGTAGCGATATCATGATCTGATCTTGCCGCATGTTCGGCAAAAGTTTCAGTTGTCATGCACAGGAGCTAGAAAATGATTAACATCAGTGGATTTGGACTGGTAGCGCAGATTACAGCCAGCGTAACGTTTCCACAGGGATTCACGTTCACAGAGTTCGCCGACGATGCTGATCCTCTGGACTCCCCTGATTTGATCGCGGCGGATACCGCGATGGGACTGAACGGCGATATGGTCGTTTGGTCTCGTCCGGTGGGTATTGAGATTGCGATCAATGCGATTCCGACCACTCCCGGCGACGTGAATATGGAAACGCTTTTGGCCGCGAATCGCGTTGGTAAGAACAAGCGTGGTGCGCGTGATTTGGTCGGTATTGTCCTACAATATCCGAGTGCGGCGGTAGCAACTCTGATTAGCGGAGTTATCATCAGCGGCGCGATTATACCTCAGGTCGCGTCTGCCGGTCGTATCAAGACTCGTCAGTATCGTTTCCGTTTTGAGAACATCACGCGCTCAGGGCAATAATGTTTCAGATTCCGATAACTTCGGTTCCGAATCAAGCAATATCCTTTAATGTGGATAACGCATATTGGCAACTTCATATATATCAAAGTATCAATAGTATGTGCGTGGATATCATACGATCTGGAGTTCCGATCATAAGCGGTCACAGGTGTTATATCGGAGTTCCGTTGATGATGTACCCGTATATGTATGAGCCGGATTTCGGAAATTTCGTTTTTGATGGCGTAGTCGACTGGACAGAATTTGGGGTGGGATGTAATTTGTATTATCTCACTTCAGAAGAATGGGCGCAATTTAAAGAATCACCGACGCTTGGGATAATCAGCTGATGGCAACCTCGACTCTTCAGTGTAACGAGAATAATGACCTATTTCTGCCGGATTCTAGAAATTTGGTCATATTGACTGGTGCTGCGGCGTGTCAACAAAATATTCTCCAAGCAACCCTAATGCGTCTAGGGGAAAACATTTATAATATAAACGAGGGAGTGGATTATTTCGGAACAATTTTCACTCCGCAGCAAAATTATTCTGCCGCGCGTAAATCTTTGATTGACGCAATATTGGCAGTTCCTGACGTAGTGAGCATAGATTCATTTGCATTATACATTACAGGAAATACATTTAATTACGTGGCCAATATCAATACCATATATGGGCCTATGACAGTGAGCGTATAACATGGAATTCAATCTTACCAATTTGGGCTTTGTAGTCCATCAAGTGAATCCGAATGTTTTCACTGTAGCGGGCGCTGGTTTGATGACTCCAAAGATCATTCCTCCTAGCAACAGATCAACTCCGTTGCCTAGTTATAATCCGCCATTTTACAGCTTTCCTGTGACGCCTCCTGTGGCTCCGGCACCACCGCCTCAAGTTATGCTTCCGATTGTCCTTCCTGAGCCAACTCATCCAATCGTAACGCCTCCTGAGGAGGTGATTCCTGCTGTAACCACAGCGCCGCCGGTGATGCCTGATATGCAATCTGCGCCGACAAGACCGCCGCAACCGCCTGCGCCGCCTTCTAATGAAACTTTGGCGGCAGTTTCTCAATCCATTCGAGCTTCCAGGACAAGGCCCATTGGTACGATTCCACCGCGATAATTCAAAATGATTAACATCAGCGGATTCGGACTATCTATCATTATTGTAGCCATTAGCAGTTTTCCTAGTGGCTTTGAACTGTCCGCATTCGCCGATGATTCAGATCCGTTATCAATAGATGATTTAGAACCGACTGGATTCGAACAGCTGTACGATGGATCATTGTTCTTCTACGATAAGACTGCGCCGATAAAAGTCAGCGTATCAGTCATACCAGGAAGCGATGATGATATCAACTTAAAAATTCTGCTACAAGCGCGGAAAGGAAGCCCACCTCATCTTCCAATTCCAGACATCACCTCGATGATGGTTCGTTATTCAGATGGCGGTATTGTCGGATTTACCAAAGGGTCAATCATTAGTGGTCCGTTGACCGATACCATCCAGTCGGCTGGCAGAAAGAAAAGCAACAAATATAATTTCGTGTTTGACGTTTTCGCTGGGGCTCAATCTCCGACGGAAGCTGCTGTAACCGCAATTCGTGCCGCTCTGTCATTCCTATAATCATGGCCCTTAGTGATATTCTTAGCCATCTGATTACACCAGCGATGTTTACCATCAATGGAGGAATAGACGCAGCTTCTCTGAAGATTTCAAAGGTAAATATAAAATACACTTCCAAGCCTATGCGTCATATGAAAGAGGATGGAAGTACCATAGTTGATGCTCGTATCATTCAGCCAGTCCACGTTGAAGTAGAAGGGTTTTGCCCGGATTTGGATACACAGAATCAAGTCAATAATATAATGTTGAATCGGGATATTTTATACAATATTGATTCTAAAGGGTTACACATCAGAAATATGATGTTAGAAGGGGAGACGGTTAGTCAGACGTCTCAAGTTCTTTCTGCGGCTCCTGTAAAACTTTCTTTCAAAGAAGTCCTTGTTAGAAATGTGATTCCCATTGTAACTGGGCAGTCAGGAGATGCCTCATTAGTCGATCATGGTATGTCCGCCGTTAAGGACGCAGGTGATGCGGCGCGGCATTATATCATCACAGTAGGATTACCTGGCCAACCATTCAGATAATGGCCATAATCAGCTCAATCATCGATTCGATATCTGGGCAATCTGGGCTCAGTATCATCAATGACGAAACTGGTCAGAGCGTTTGGCAAACTGCTAAATGTGTTTCTTTAGAAATTGGTTCAGAATCAGCTAATACAGATCAACCAGCGGCCCCGATCGCATTGTCGGACCCGAACACATTCAATTATCTCAGTGCGGATAATATCAAGGCGCTGAAAATCATTAAACCGTCGCGCGTTCGAATTATTTTTATCTGCCCTGATTTATCATCGATAGAACATATTTTAGACAATTTCAATGATACGAGATTCACGTGTTCAATTACAACGAAAGCTGTAATCATCAGCTCAATGTGCCCTACGGAAATAACGGTTGATCAGAATCCTCAGATGCTTTCAGCAACAAGATTAACGATGTCGCTAGAACAAGCTTCATTGCCTCAAGCATTAACCTATTTCCCATTCCAGAATGCAGACATTTCTACATATGGCGAGCAGATTCAAACTCCGCAAACATTGACCCAAACAGTTTCTGGATTATACACCAAAATATCTAACACCATTTCGAGACTAATATGATTATCAAAATTACAAATTCCAGAGGTGTTATCCCAATAAAAATTGAGAGATTTTCTGCATTGTTCGGTTGGGACATGCAGAGAAAGTTCATAGAATTTGCGGCATCAACCGATCGTGAATTTCGTAAAAAGTTCACGATGGAAGTATTGGGTTATTGCAAGGTTCTGAATGACGAAAGAGAATTGCCGATGATAACGGACGCTTTGATCGACAATCACCTCGAAACATGGCAGAACATTAAGTTCGTGTTCGAATCAATTCTGAAGGATAATGGGATAGACCCGGAAACGCACGCGAATAAATCTGATTATTGGACAACCGCAGGACAGGAAATGGCTTCAGCATTTATCTCAGAAGCGACTCAATTGATCGTACCATTGATGAGAAAACCAAATCATGAACGAACCGATTAGCACTCGCGGCGGCACTATTGATATTCTTACATCTGAAGGAGAAGTGCGACATATCCGACTTACCAAGTTTGCTGCGATGAATGGTTGGGACTTGAAACGGCAGTTAAGAGAATATACAGAAAGTACGAATCCTGAATTTCGAAACAGATTTACACTAATTGTCTTGTCTTACGCATCTCTCGTAGGAGAGGATGATTCATTGACTCAACTATCCAGTACTGACGTAATAAACGACATACTAGAATCCTGGATGAATGTTGAGATCGTGTTCAATGCAATATTGGGGTATAATAGTATCGACTATACATTTACTGTCGAACGTAACAAACAGTGGCAGTTTGCTGGGGAAGAAATGGCCGCGGCATTCATTGCGGCGTCGGCATATTTGATGAAGCCTGCTATAGAAGCATTCGGTGAAGGTAAAGATGGAGTCTGATCAAAATGGCTTCAATTGATAAATTCATCATTGAATATGCTGTCGAGTTGAAAGACTCGCTTGCCCGTATTCATAGACTCAAGGATGGAATAAAATCAGTTAGTCAAGCCGCAAACCAATCCGCACCTTCGCTCGGTTCATTTGTTCAAGGAATTTTGGGAGCAAAGAAAGGATTGGAAGGTATGGCCAGTGGCCTTGATAGCGCCATCCTTGGTCTATCAGGATTATCCGGGCCTGCGATGGTTGCTACCGCGGCAATTCTCGGCGTCGTTGCCGCGGTCAGGCAGATGAATGAGACTCTGAAAGAATATAACGAACAGAGAAAGGTTGCGATCACTGCGGGCATGGGTTATCTGGGTGTTGAGAGTTTCCAGAGAAATATGGCCGCAGCTTCCCGTGGATTCGTTGGCGGAGCAGAGTCTCAGAATATATTGAGAAGCGTTTCAGCTATGGGTCAGAGAGCATATGAAGACCCGTATCAGATGAATCGTGAAGCTCGTATTCTGAGGATGGTCGGTGCTCCGGTTACTGGTCCTGGCGGCGGAATCGCTGATACTCAAGATCAGATCGAAGCAATAGGGAAACATTGGGCGACGATGACGCAAACTGCGGCGAGAGCGCAGGCGCAGTTGCTTGGTATTAGCCAGAATGCCGCTGACGCGATTCGTGATCTCGGCGAGTCAATTAACAATATGACTCATATGTCGGCAGCAGAGGCTCAACGACACGCAGAAGCGACTCAAGCTTCAATTAAACTTCAAGCCGCATATAACAGTTTGGCTGAATCTGGTAGGCGTTTGGGAGATGCTTTCTCGGATGAATTGCTTCCGATATTCGCCTCATTTATGGATTACATCGCCCAATTGGTATCAGGATTTCAGAAGATAGTTACAAACGGATTAGATTGGCTGGATAATCAGATAAGAAGGGCAAAAGGGCAGCAGCCTATGTCTGCCGAAGAAATTGCGCGGCAAGAGGGCGAAGCAAACAGGCAACAGCGAGAAATGTACTCGCAGATGAACCGTGACATTAATTTGTTCTCATCCGCAGTCGGGACATTCGCCGGCGTAGTCGATGATAAAGAAGCTTGGGCGGCGTGGGCCGGCGCGGTCGGCGCGGCGGGCGGATTAGGCGGGACGGAAGCGGGCCGGCACCGACTAGAACCGGGCGAGACGGGCGGCGGGCTAACGGTTAATACCGGCGTACTAGCGGCGGCCCAAGGCGCTCTACCAAGCTCCCTCGCGGCCCCATCAACGGGCGGAGGAACAGCCGAAGCAATAGCGAGAATTCATAGTTATGACGCTATGATTGAAGCATCAGCAAAGGCCAATGGTGTCGATCCAGACGATCTGCGTCGTTTAATGTTTGTCGAATCAAAAGGGATTCCGACCGCAGACAGCGGAAAAGCAACCGGGCTAATGCAAGTGACCCCAGCAAACTTTCAACATTATGGAGTAAGGCCGGAAAATTATCAGAACCCAGCGGTAAACATCGAAACAGGTGCGATGATTTGGGCCGATGCTCTGAAGATGGCAGGGGGAGACAAAGCCAAAGCCGCAATGATTTATAACGCAGGTCCGAAATCGTCACATTGGAATAACCCAGAGACTCAAGCATATCCCGGATTGTTCGCGGCTGCGCCATTTGGGGCGGGAGCATCGCCAGCGGTCAACGCAGAAGGGTCTGGAATGCAGACAAGTAGCAATAGTCTATCAGGTCCGTTTCATTATGCTATGGACCCTAATGCCCAACCTGTCATCAGCTTTGCCGGACCCAACCGTGTTAAGAAAGGGTATGCCGGGGATAAAATTACTGGTTGGACGCGCGATGATATTCTGATGGGTACTACCGCTGGCCTTTTGTCTCCTCATCTTCGTGGTATGAGTGTATCTCAGATACTGGGAGGCAGGGTCAGGGCTAGTGATATTGCGTATGCCGCTAGTAATGTCGCTGCTGAGAATATGAAAGCCAGAATTGCCGCGCTCGGACAGCTTCAGGCTCTTAGCGGACAAGGGCCGGATTTTGATATGAAGCGAGGAAAGCTACAAGCTGATCTTCGTCAAGCCGATCTGAATTTGATCAACCTGACTAGATATGAACCAGAAATTGAAAGAGGCGCCAGACAAGATGTAAGCAGAGACGTAAGCATTGGCGACCCAATGATTCAGATAGTTGTGAATGGAGTCAATGATCCTAAAGAATTAGTGAAATTGCTTCAGAAAGAATTGAGTACTCATATAGACGGAATCGTTAATGGTGTTTCTACTAACGCAAAACGATAATGAGACACGTAAAGGTTATCTCAGCATTCGGGAATGAGTATCGAATCCGTCAATATTCGGCGATTGACGGATTCGAATTCATGACCAAAATGTCATCTGAATCTCCGGTCCTTCTGCTAAAGGACACGAGTATCAAAGTAGGTCAGAAAAAATGGGTGCCTCTAGACAATCGAGTAGCCATTAATGATTACGTCAAAGACGTTTTAGGGATTATGAATGGGCATGAAGTTATTGATTCAGTTCTTGCTCTGATTACAGAGTACAATTTTGGATTTCTAAGCACTTGGAAACCAATTCACATTCCGGCGCGACTGTGTGCCCCTATTGGTGATAAGGAAAAAATTACATTTGAAGATGATCCTGTTATGGCTCAGTTGATCGCCAATCAGATCGCAACGATGAAAGAATTGGAAGAGTATTATAGTTTACAAGATGCGTTTAGAATGTACGATATATTGATAAGCGACAATCTGAACAAAGCCCTCTCGGCAGAGGCTTCGCACAAAGAAGCAGTGGAAAATAGCAAAAGGAAGAAATAATGCCTCTTGCAAATCGTATTCTCCAGGTCGTATTCACTCTTCCAACTGGCGAAAATGTCACGTTGGATCAGAATTTACACCTTCGTGTTCAAATTCAGAAAGAATGTTTGGCTATTCGGAATCGAGCAACAATAGAAATAACAAATATGACGCAATCTTTACGAGAACAGTTGGCTTCTCTGTTCACTGCGTGGGATAATAGAAAAGTTCAGAAGGGATATGCGTACCAGACATACGTTGCGGTTGAGATAAAAGCAGGCTATCAAACCATTAGTAACCCGCAGCCGGCGGCGACCATCTACAAAGGTGAAGTGACCGTAGTTAATATTTCTCAAGTACCACCGAATATTGGTATTAGGCTGACTTGTTATACTCATCAGATCGATGTGACTAAAGATACATCAGAATCCGCTCCGACTAATCCGACATA